ATCCACTGGCCGTTGCCCTGGTAGACGGCAAGGGCGATGCCGCCGCCGGCAAGCCCGGCGATGGGGGAGGGCGGCAGGGCCACGGTGGCGATCGCGCCGGGGCGGTCGGGGTCGGCATCGCCGATGGCCGCGCCGTCCAGTTCGTCCATGCCCCCGAAGTGGGGCGGGTAGAGGACGCCCTCGACCTCTAGGTTGGAGTCGCTGGCGATGGTGTCCGCCGCCGCCGTCCTGATGTATGTCTTCAGTGCCATGCTTGTTTAATTGATAATGGATTTCCTTAATTGACAATTGATAATTGATAATTGACAATTGACAATTGACAATTGATAATGAATGCATGACGCATGAAAAGCATTGTCAATTGTCAACTGTCCATTATCCATTAATCAAGCCCCCACGTACTTTATCCACATGCCGTATTTTGTCCGGGGGCGGATGTCGAAGGACTCGTGGGCATCGCCCAGCCCTACGATGCGCCATGGGCTCACGCGCTGGTCGTCCATGTCCCATGGGCGCAGATCCATCCATGGGCCGCCCTCGGGGCCTATGTCTATGCCCTGCGAGCAGTTCTTTCTCCCTCCCTCCCGCTTGGCGGCCATCACCCGGAGGCGGAACCGCCCCTGCTGTGCGCCGGTGAGCTTGACCCTGTTGGTGGTGTTGCCCACCGTGCTGCCGATGGCGTTGCCGGACGTTGATGCGGGATTGGGGCTGTGGGCGGGGTAGTAGCCGCGCATGGCCGTGTCCTCGGCCCATCCGGCGGGGATGGAGGCGGGCGGCCCTGTCCACCATACGCGGCCGGCGGCCGGCCCGGTGGCGGAGGGGGTGAAGGGGGCGAGCATGGCCTGCAGTTCGGTGATCTTGTCCCACAGGGGCTGCAGGGCCCCGCCCGCGCCGCCCTGCGGGCTACCCGTTGGGTACAGCACGAGGTACTCCCCGCCGAGCAGGTCGAAGCCGGGGATGGACACCGTGCCGGCCAGCGGGCCGTATGTTATCTCGGAGGGCCGGAAGGCGGCGTTGTTGATCTGCGTGGCGGTGACGGGGTATCCCTCCTTTCCGAGCAGGCGCGCATCGCTGACGGTGGTCGTTCCGTCCTGCACGGAGACCTGCGGCGCGTCCCGCCCGACCATGAAGGGGGAGGCCAGGACGGTGGACGTTCCGCCGCCGCCCGTCCCGGTGCCGAAGGGCAGGGCGGAGACGGGGGCGTGGCAGAGCCGTCCCTTCTCGCTGTCCCATACGTAGAGCATGTCGTCCGCCCTCACCTCCTCCCCGCCCGGCCAGGCGGGCAGCTGTGGCAGTTTTACTGTTACGTGTTCGTTGGCCATTTCCTTAATTGATAATTGACGGTGGACAATTGATAATGTCTTTCATGCGTCCGTTCCCCATTCCAAACCCTTAACCCTTAACTAACCCAAAAGCTCCAGCAGGATGTTCTTCTTCGGCCGGTCTGCAAGCTCGGCGGTGACGGCGTAGGGGTCGCGGACGTTCCTTGTCAGCTTCACGACCCTTTTGGCCGTGTCGATGCCCATTTCCTCGTCCAGCAGGCGCACGGAGTCGCCGATGCGCAGCGTTATGGCGTTCTCCCTGAACCACAGGGGATTGCAGGTCAGTCGGTAGGCCATGCCGCCCTCCGGGGCGTTCCGTTCGTCCATGTGCCTTTGGGCGGCCTGCGCCAGCCTTTGCTCGGCCTGCTCCACGAACTCCGGTGGCATGCGCACGTCGTGGACGAAGTACCTATCGCCCACGGCGGGGCGCAGCAGGTCGGAGGGGACTTCCATGGAGGTCTCGGCGGCGTTCCTTTTCAGCACGAACGTTTTTGTCACGTTGTCGAACGCCGACACCTCCAGTTCGTAGCCCGCCAGCTGGCCGGTCTGGAAGGACACCTTTGCCGATAGGCCCGGGGCGAGGTGGGCGTTGACGTTGAAGGGGATGTTCGAGTCGTGGAACAGCATCGGGTTGGAGGCACTGACGGCGGTGACCGTGCCCTCGTTCATCGGATAGATGGAATCGTCCGTAAAGTCGTCCTCCCAGATGCCGATGGCGGACGTATCGCCCTGGATGTAGGGGACGGCGCCGATGCCGAGCCTCGTGCGGCCGTTGCGGTAGTTGTGCGGGAGGTTCTTCGTGCCGCCGTAGGCGTACAGGCGGGTGACGGGGTTTCCGTTGCCCTGCGGGGCGGACTCGATGCTGTACAGTGCCTGCCCGCTGCCCTGCCGCAGGACCAGGCCGGTGGCCCGCTGGCGGGGGTACAGGTGGACGGTGCGGCCCTCCACGTGCCACTCCGTCCCGAACGCCGATGCGATGTCGTTGAGGGCGGAGAGGCAGCTGGCCCCGTCGAAGTGGAGGTTCCTGATGTCCGTTTCCACGACCTGCCCGAGCTTCCAGTCCCCCTCGGGGAAGGCCCGCTGCATGTTGGCGATGAGCAGGGCCATCATGTCGGCCGCCGTTCCGTTGATGTGGAAGGGGTTGGCGTGGTAGAGGCCCAGGGGGCTGGCCTGCCGGTAGCGGGCGCGGGCGAGCCAGTGCTGCGCGCCCTCCATGTCGAGGCGGTAGGCGTAGTGGCGGCCCTGCTCCTTTCGGACGGTGGGCGGCATGGCGAGGTGGTACGTTCCGCCCCTGAACCCGGCGGTGTCGCCGGGGAGGAAGGCGCGGTGGTGGGGCAGGGCGAAGGAGAGGCGCAGCGCGTCCATGCCGGAGGCCTGGCGCTCCTGCGCGGAGCCATCGTCCGGCTCGACAACGGCCACCGTGGCCCCGTTCCTTCTTATCGCTATCATCTTTCCTTGCTTTGGCCAACAGCTATTGGCTATTGGCTATTGGCTATGTCGTCAGGTACCTCCCGATGTGGTCGACAAGGTAGGTCCTTTCGATGTTGTCCAGGTGGTTCGTCTCCGCCAGCACGAGCTCGAACCTGAGCCACGCGCCCTCCCCTCCGTGGAGCGGGGTGAGCTTCCGCAGGTTGCGCTGCTCCTTGTAGTACACGCGGAACGCGCGCCCCAGGTCGGCCACTTCGAGGGTGTGCGCCCCGGGGGCGGCGAGCTCGGTGAACAGGGCGTTGTAGCGCGTCCAGAACGCGTCCCTGTCGGGGGCGTGCAGGGCGCACCGCAGGGCGAACTCGCGGGCGCGGAAGCGCGGCTGCCATAGGTCGATGTCCAGCCCGTCCCGGTCGGTGAAGTCGTGCGATAGGGACTCCTTGCGGGCGGGCAGGGCGAGGAAGCCGCCCGAGCCGCCCTCCACCAGCAGGCCGTAGGCCGTCCATAGGTCGATGCCGTTCAGTATGTACGTTCCTTCCATCGTGCGTGTGTTCTTTGGGCTGTTAGCTAAAGGCTACCGGCCAACGGCCTACCTTATCCTGCTGGCGTCCGATAGGGCGGCCGTCCCCTCCAGTTCGCGCAGGATGTCGCGCCGTCCGTGGCGGCGGGCGAGCCACATCAGCCGCTGGCGCATCTCGCGCGCGGTGCGGGATATGGACAGTCCGCCCTCGGCCTCCGTTGCGATGGACAGGCGGAGGAACAGGGGCTCGATGGCCGCCCGTTCCACGGCCGCCCGCATGGCGGGCGTGTACGGCGCACCGCCGTCCAGCCCCGCATGGAGCAGGGCAAGGTCGGCGTCCCCCGTGCCGGGGGCATCCCCGATCTGCCAAACAAGCGCGTCCCGTACCGTCATTTCCTCAATTTAATTGATAATGGACTTCTTTAATTGACAATGGACTTCTTTAATTGTCAATTGACAATGTCTTTCATGCGCCATGCGTTCATTGTCAATTGTCAACTGTCAATTGTCAATTAAAGAAGCCCATTGTCAACTGTCCATTACGATCAGCCTTTCGTGTCCATGACGAACATGTTGGCGGCCTGCTCCAGCCCGGGGAAGGCGTTCCACACGCCCTCGGTGACCTCGGCCAGGGGCTTCTGCTCGCGCCAGCGGGAGATCAGCACGCCGTCCGATGTGAGGTAGTCGACCCCTGCAACGGGGTACATCTGCTCGTTGGCCAGGGCGTTGTGGATGACGCCCAGGCCGCCCGCCGGGACGAAGGCGGCATTGTCCGGGCCCCATGAATGGGACGGCGTCCGTTTGCCGTCCGCCTGCACGTGGGCAAGGTCGGGGACGACCTCCAGCACCGGCAGGCGGTTGGCGGACAGGGCGGCGTTGGCGGCCTCCAGCGTCACGGCGTAGCGGGCGTTGGTGCCGGGGTTGAACCATCCCCTGAGCAGGGACTGGAGCGACTTGTTGTTGATCAGCCCGTACCACAGGGACTCGCCCACCAGCACCTTGGCGATGGGCACGCCCGTTCCCAGTGCCCTCTGCCTTACCGTTTCGAGGTCCCTGACGATGTCGGTGTTCTCGTTCCTCCAGTCGGCGTTGGCCTTGAGGCGGTTGGCGGCGGGGACCAGGGGCACGTCAAAGGCGATGCCGTCCGGGTTGTTGGCCGTTGTCACGGAGACCGTGCCGGTGGAGACGGCCTGCTTGCACATGGCATCGAGGCGGAGCAGCACGGCGTTGCGGACGTAGAGCATGTCGTCGGCCTCCTGCTCGATGACCTGCCGGAGGCGTTCCTGCAGGCCCAGGGCGTTGGAGGCGATGACGACCTGCAGCTCGCGCAGGTCGTTGGCGTTCTTCTGCCGGCGCACCGCTATGGCGGGGACCTCGCCGGCGAGCTTGCGCATGCCCTGCCGCCCGTGCAGCGGGTACTCCGACTCGGGCGACACCACGGCGGCAAGGGCCGCCAGGGACTCCCCGGAGAGGACGGTCTCGTAGCGCAGCGATGGCCGCGCCCCGGCCACGCGGAAGTACCGGGGGAAGAAGAGCGGCGCGAACCGCGCCTCGGCGGCAGATAGCACCATCTCGGGCGTTACGCCCTCGTTGGCAAGGAACTCTACCAGCCTTGATTTTTGCTGTTGCATGTTTGTTGTTTTTTTTGGGCTTTTAGCTATCAGCTAATGGCTATCAGCTAATGGCTATCAGCTATTTGCTGTCCGTAAATGTCACGTTCGGCAGGTTCTTTCTGGTCTGCTCGGATATGTAACCGATGCGGCGTTGGTAGACGGTGCCGCCGATGACGGCGTCCACGGGCTGCGCCGCGCCCCTTTCCACCCTGACGGCGTGCAGCAGCAGGGCGTTGCCGTCCCCCGTGCCGAGCTTCGTGCCTGCGGGCATGGCGGCCGGGGCGGCGGAGAGCGTCACGGCGTCGTGGCCGCCCGGCGAGGTGTCGATGCCGGTGACGGCCTTGCCGGCCAGCTTGTCGCCCGTGGCGAGGTGGTGGCCCTTCTCGATGCGCAGGGCGGGGTCGGAGGGCTTGTAGGCCTCTGCCAGTACGGCGGTGCGCACGGGCGTGGCCGTCCTTGCGGTTTCGTCCACCGTGATGGCCGTCCCGGCGGGGATCTCCGCGCCGTCCGGGTATGCAGACGTGTCCAGCACGAATCCGCCGGGGAGCGTCCGCAGGGCGGCATCGTGGCGGAACACCGGGATGCCCGGCATGTATCCTGTTTCCTTTATGTTCATTTCCTTTTGGTTAAGGGTTATGGGTTTTTAGCCAATGGCCGGTATCAGCCTGCCGCCCTTTGGCTGTCCATGCGGAAGCCGTCCAGGGCGGCGCGGGCGTTGGCGGATGGCTCTTTTGGGGCGCGGGCGGCCGTCTCCGTGCCGCCGCCCAGCACGGGGCGGTGGGCGTTCGCGGTGGCGGCCTGCTGTTTGCGGAAGCCGTCCAGGAACGCCTTGAGGTCGTCCATGGCGGCATCGATGCCGGACTCGTCCGCCGGTCTCCATTTCCCGATGAGGGCGGGGTGGGCGATGCCCTCGGCGGAGGCGCGGGCGTTCCATGCGCGGTCCAGCGAGAGGGCGCGGTTCTCGGCCTCCAGTTCGGACAGCCTTGCCTCCAGTTCGGCCAGCCTGTCCGTGCCGTCCGCCTGCGGCGCGGGCTTTTCCGCGGCCCCTTTGGCGGGCTTTTCCACTTTCGCCCGCGCGGTCTCCGTTGCCCCCTTCTGCGGGGCGGGGGCTTCCGTTTCCGCGACCGGGGGCGCTGCGTGTTCCGTGGTGTCCGTTGCGTTCGTCTCCATGTCCGCAAAGGTGGGGGGCGCGGGCCGCAACGGCAAGTCCCCGGCGGGGCGGATGGGGCGCGGCGGCCGCCCGCGCCGCAGGTTTTGGACTTCCGGCGGTTTTGCGTATGTTTGCTGTTCAACAATTTTTATAATTAAAAAATACACAAAAAAGCACAAAAACAAAAAGACAATGGAAAGAAGAACGAAAGGAACGGCAAGGTCGGCGGCCAAGGTGCTGCTGGCCGCCCTGCTGGCCATCCCCCTGCTGATGGGGGCATGCTCGAAGGACGATGGGGACGCGCCCCCCACGAAGGACGATATGCTCGTGGGCAAGTGGCTGGAGGAATCGGTCAGGTACATCAATCCCGAAGGGAAGGAGAACATCGTCCGCGCCCACCCGGACAGGCCGGAGCATATAACGTTCAGGGCGGACGGCAGGTACGAGGTATCGGCCTGGTTCGGGATAGGCCCGGACATCTGGGATAAAGAAACATGGGGAGGGACGTACACTGTTTCGGCCGATGGGAAGACCATCGTGCTGAAGGACATCGATGAGGATGACGGGGAGGAATACGAGGAGGTGCTGGAGGTGAAAGAGCTTACGGACAGCAAGCTGATCACCGACCACACCACGGACCGTAGGGAATACGGTATATCCCATGAGGAGACCACGTACAGGAAACTGTAGCCGCCCCGGACCGTAGCCACAGCCCCCTCCCCCCGAGGGGGCTTTTTTTTGCGAGACCGTGGGAAAGCGCCGTGGGAAGTCTGCAAGACAAAGCCCTCTCGCGGTCTGCAAGACTAACGGCCATCAGCTAACGTCCGTTCCGCCCTCCAGCCTCTCCATGACCCCGTTGATCTCCTTCCCGTAGCCCGCGTATATGCGGTAATGTGCGCGGGCGGGGGATATGTAGGTGGGGAAGAGCTTTCGGCGGGGGACGCCGATGGCGCGGGCAAGGGCGTTGGCGGCGCGGGCGGGCATGCGCTCGGGGATGCCGAGCCTTCGGGCAAAGGGGCAGTGGAGCAGGTAGCATACCAGGGCGATGTCGCGCCTTGCCTGCACGACCGGGGCGGGGGAGCGTCCCCTTGCCCGCAGGGCGGCGGCGGGCAGGCCGCTCCCGCGCAGGCATTCGGACACGACCCGCGCCAGTGGCACGTCCGTCCCGCGCCGCGCCGATAGCTCGGCGTGGACCCCCTCCACGCGGTCGGCGGCCTCCGGGGCGATCGCCCGCAGCACCAAGAGCTTCTCCCTTTCCATTTCCCTCAATAGACTTTAGCCGGTAGCTGTTGGCCGGTAGCTTCAAAAAACAAATCTACGGAAAAAAACCGTGGCGCGGGGGCGTTCCGCGCCGCAGTTCCCGTGCCCGGAACGCCCGCCCGCGCCCGCCGTGGGCTACCTTTGCCCGCATGGAAGGACTTGACGGAAACGGGCAGAGGCGGATGTTCGCCGCCCTATCGGAACGGGGGCGGGACTTCGTGCTGCGGCTGCCGCCGCGCAACGGGCTGGAGGCCCTTGCCCAAAGGCTTGGGCTGATGCCCAGGGAACGGACGGTACGTGCAACGCCCCTGACGCTGGGGGCGCGGGCGGCGATGGCGGCCGCGCTGGCCCGCGCCACGCTGGACGGATATGCATCGGAGAGCGTGCAGCGGGCGGGCCTGCTGTTCGCCGGGCGGGAGATGCCCGCCGTGGTGCGGGCGCTGGCCCTGCTGCTGCACAACCGCCCGGGCGACCCGCCCAAGTGGCTGGAACGCGCCCTCTGGGGGCTGGACCAGCAGGGGCTGGACGGGATGGTATCGTTCGCCCACGGATCGCTGCGCACGGAGGCTTTTCTCGATTCTATCATCTCCCTGACGGGGATGAGCCTTCAACCGGCGGAGACGATAGCCCCGGACGGAGAAGAGCCCCCGGCACCTACCCGCTGAACCACTGGGAGGCGGCGGGGAACGCCGTGCGGTACTGGCGGATGGGCTGGCGGGAGGTGCTCTGGGGCATCTCGTGGCAGAACCTGGCGATGCTCAACCTCTCCGCGCCCCGGTACGATGGAAAGGGGAACAAAAAGGCCCCTGCGGCGCGGCTCTCCGGGCGCGACCTTGCCGCAAGGCTGAACAGGAACGGGCCTTCTTAATTGACAATGGACAGTTGACAATTGACAATGAACGCATGGCGCATGAAAGACATTGTCAATTGTCAATTGTCCATTGTCAATTAAAGAAGTCCATTATCAATTAAGGAAATGCCGGTACTGGAACAGGGCGATGGCGGTCATCCG